CACTTACATTAGAGCAAATTATCAAAAGAACAAGTGCTATGAACTATCAAGTAAATCTATTGTCAAAGTTATTATAACAAAAATAAAATGTTAGTCAACTCAATTCATTATATCACTTATGTTAGCACGGTCATATTTCGCTTAGACGCTGATTAGAGGGAAGGAATACGACAGTATTTCTCTCTGAATCTTATTTCTCTCTGAATCTTATTAGTTCTTTAATTTCAGTGACTTAGAGCTTTTCTACTTTAAACTTTGACTAAAAAACTTCGCAAAAATTATGTAAGTCTTTTATTTTCATTTTGTTATAATTTAATTTAAAATATCGTCAAAAAATCGAGTTTTATTTCTTTATCTGTTATTTATTATATATTTATATATAGAAGCACTGTAAATCTTTATTATAGAATAAGTTAGAGCATATTTATTATAACTTATTGATAATCATAGAGTTATAGATATAATCTTAAATTTAATAAAAAGAGCCCAATCGAGAAATATGGCGAATAATTCAAAGACAAATCCTATGTATGTAGATACAGCTTCAGATAGTCGTTTAGTGAGTGATTCTACGCAAGTAATGATTAGTGCGATTGTAATGATTCTTTCTAATGCAACTTGGTCAGTAATTTTAAAAGATGGTTCAGGTAATATAATCTTTCAAGCTGATAATAATGGAAGTTCAGCTCCTTTCTGTCCTAGCGTTCCCTTCTTAACTACAGGTTTAGTTGTTAATACTCTTACTAACGCTAAACTTCTTATCTATACAACTCCTTAACATATACAGTATCTGATTTAGCAAATATTTCCTGCAGTCCTCCCGCTGTAGGATAAGAAAGAACCGAGGACTCTTTCGATTAGAAACTCTGCAATATAATTTATATATTTAAGCAGAGTCGTAAAGTAGTCAGTCTATCAGAGACTGATGCGCCTCGTTCTTAGAAAGATAAAATTATGACTGAAGAAAATGGTAAGATTAAGCGTTTAAGAAATCTACCTCAATATAAGAATTTAAGCGAAGAAGAATTTCAAACTAAATTAAAAGAGCGAGAAAAACTTTCTGAACTAGATATTAATGACTTATTTACTGATAAGAAAGAAAGAGAGAAAGCTAAAGATTTAATTAATAAGTATCTAGAAGAATATAAAATAGAGACAGTTGCAGATAAAAACTTATTAAAGCAATTAGTCTATTTAGAGATATTTCATTTAAGACTTCAAGAATCAGCTAATCTCTTTTCAAAAGAAAACGAAAATATACCTCTTCAATTAGTAAATGCTCTTCATGCTAATCTTAATCAGATTTTAATTCTAAAAGACCAATTAGGATTAAGTAAAGATAAATCTCTAGAACAATCAGATACTTTTAGGGCTTTAGAACTTCTTAAAAAGAAATTTAAAGTTTGGAAAGAAGAAAATCAAGCTAGTCGCACTTTAGTATGTCCTCATTGCGGACGATTAATAATGCTCCGTATAAAGACAGATGCATGGGAAGCACAAAAGCATTCGTTCTTTAAAGACAGAATTTTAGGGAATTCGCATTTAATTAGACTTTATAAAGAAAATAAACTAACTAAACAAGATTTAGCTTTAATATTTGAAACTAGCACAGATTATGTAGACTGGTTAGTGAATAAATGGAAATTAAATGAAGATACTACAACTACCGAAAAAACTTGACATTAATTTCATAATAGCTTCATTAGCTCTTATAATAAGTCTATTTAGTGCTATACTTGTTATATCATTGAAAAACGATATAAGTATTCTTTTTGATGCGTTTAATAAATTATATATACTTGTTAAATTTATATTAAGTAGAATTGCTTTATGATAGAGAAACTTACAGAACCAGAAATAGAATTCTTAGAATGTTTATATAATCCTGTTTGTTTAATAGAAAGTTTATTCAGTGATTTAGACAAACCTAATTTAACTTTATTTGATGAACGATTTAGTCATATTAGATTCGCTCAGTTAGCTTTGTTATCTTATGAATATTTAATAGATTCTGAACAAAGTTCTTTATCAGTAAAAGAGAACTTTATTTTAAAAATAAATAGTGGCACTGTTTATTGTTTTGGTGCTAGACGTTGGGGAAAAACATTATTTACAGAAATTACAGATTTATTAATTTCTATGTTATTGAATGATGGAGAGAACTGCGGATTTAGTTCTTATGACGCTATACATATAAGAGGAGTTTTAGAAGTAGTTATTCAAGCTTTAGAGAATCATCCTATTCTAAGATTACTAGATGCACATGTTAATAGAAGTCCTTCTTATAGAATTACATTAAGAAATGGTTATAGTTGCGAAGGTGTAAATATGAATATAGCTGGTGAGAATCCCGGCGGGCAGTTCTTCCAAAAGCATTTTTCTCGTTTATATATAGAAGAAGCTTCTCAAGAAACTGAAGAAGTTTATAAAAAAAGACTTGATTCAATTTCAGAATTAGGTTGTGTCTATAGATTGGCAGGAATGACTAATTATACTAAATATAGTCCTCCTGGAAGAATTTTTTATGATTATACTAAAAAACAATTTCTAGTTAATTATCCACAATATGTTAATCCGTATTGGAATGAAAAAGCAAGAGAGCAAGCTTTAAAAGACCATTCTGGTGAAAATTCAATCACTTTTAGAATCTTTGTTTTGGGAGAAATAGTAGAAGAAGGTATTAGTGCTATTGATATGGAAAGAGTTAGAAAGAATTATAATGATAAAAAATTTATAAAAAGTTTTGAAATAAATAAAGAGAATTTTAGTAATTTTGAAGATATTTTAATTGTAGAAAGACCTGTTAATGTAGAAAATGTCTTTATCTCTTCAGATATAGGAGAAATAGTTACAAAGATAATTATTCATTTTAGTCTTAATCAGAAATATAAATATATTTATAAAATTACTCTATATAATTTAACTGATAAAGAACAATTTCCTATATTTAGATTTTTAGGTGAAAAATTACAAGCTAATTATATAGCTCTTGATACAACTGAGGGAATGGGGAGAGCTATATATCGTTCTTTAGAAGAAGTATTTTCTAAAGAAAATTTAGTTTGGTGTTCATTTACAGAAAAAATTAAAGTAGATTTTGAAAAAGATGAACAAGGTAATATTCTTTTTAAAGATGGAGAACCTATTTATAAAGAAGAATATGTAGATGCTTGGTCAGTCAAAAGATTAAGAGATTTATTATATGAAGAAGACAAAGTAGAACTGCCTATAGATTATGAATTGGATGGGCAATTAAACTCAGTAATAGCTACTCAATCAGGCAATCGGACTTTATATTCTGCTATTAGTGCTGAAGACCACTTATTAGCTGCTTGGAGAGTATTTGCAATTTCTGAATGGAAAAATTATTTGACAATAAATCGACCTATAAAAAAGAAAACTCATTTTAAAGGAATAATATAAAGAGGAGAAAAAATGGGTGAATATAAAAGATTAAATCCAACTTTATCATGGTTATGGGATTTAATTTCATTTATTTCTAAAGAAGAAATCAAAGTTCCTGACGGTTATAATGACCAAGTTGAAGCTGTAAAAGAAGTTCTAAAAAGTGATACTTCAGGTATAGTTAATTCAATTCTAGATTTTGCTATAAATATTGCTACTGTAGATTTTACAATAGAAGTAGAAAATTTAACTTTTAAAAATTTAATTCAAAATTGGTTCTCTAAAATTAATTATTCTTTATTAGGTAAAATACCAACAGGAGTAAAAGCATTAGCTAAAGAATATTATAAAGAACGTTGGAAAGGTTCTTCTTTCTTATTATTAAGAACTCAATGGGAACATATTGATATAGAAGGAACTAAATTTAATCTTCCAACTAAAATGTGGTTTGTTGATGGGGAAAATATAGTTGTAAAGGATGAATCAGCATCTAGAATAGTAGGAGCTGAACAATATTATTTAAAAGTTAATTCTAAACAAAAATTATTGCCTACTAGAAAAGATGAGTTAATTTTTGTTCAAAAACCTTATAGTAGTTGGAGTTTTTTATATCCTATTCCATTTATTATTCAGAGAGGGTTATATAAGAATTTACAAATATTTGATTTAATGAATACAAAAGGGGAGAAAATAATAGGGAGAGCTTTAGAATATCTACTTTCTGTCAAAAAAGGAACTGAAGGTCTAGCTTTAAAAGGATTACCTGAATTTACTTATAGTAAAGAAGATTTAAAAGAAGTAAAAGAAGAACTTAAAAAATTAATAGACGATGCAAAAAGCTCATCAGGAACTCCTACAGCTGTTTCTAGTTTTGATACTGAAATAGAACATATAATACCAGATTATTCTAGAGCTTTAAATATCGTTTTATATACCCCATTAGAAAGAAGATTACTAGCAGGGTTAGGAATAATAGATATCATTCAAGGAATTAGTAGTGCAAGAAGAGAATCACTTTTAAATCCAAAACCTTTTATTGCAGAAGTAGAAAATGCTATAGAAGATTTTATTAGTTTATTATCTGATGTAATGACTACAATTAAAGAACGTAATCTTGATATACATAGAAAATATTTTGCTGATAAAATACAATTACATTATACTCCTATAAGACAATTCATAGATGATAGTCTAAGAGACCATTTGCGTTCTATGTATGATAGAGGAGTTCTTTCTAAACAGACTTATGCAGAAGTTATAGGTGGAGTAGATTATGATATTGAAGTTACTCGTAGATTACAAGAAACTAAAGCCGGGCATAATATTGTTATGTATCCACCTTTAATACAAAATAGAGAAGATATCCCTGATTTAACTTTAGAAGAATTACCTGACAAGACAGGACCTGAAGCCAAAAATTATAAAGGAACACTAGAAGTTAAAAAAGCTATTTGTAAAGATTGCCAACATGAATTTGATGTAGAAATAACTCCAGAATTTTCTAAAGAAAAATTAAAATGTCCTAAATGTGAAAAAAATAATATAGAACTTTCTGAAATATTAGAAGAAGCTCCTTATAAAAAAGTAAGTGATTTGCCTGATTCAGTAAAAAATAATTTAGATTCTGATTTAGCTCAAATCTTTTTGAGAGTAGTAAACGATGCTTTAGATAGATATGGTGATGATACTACAGCATTTAAAGTAGCTTGGTCAGTAATTAGAAGAATAGCTAAAAAAGGTAAAGATGGAAAATGGCATAGAAAATCTAAAGTTAAAAGTTCAGAAGGCAAAATGATAGAATTAGAAGAAGCTTCTATTCAAAATATAATAGAAGAATTATTAGACTTGGAACTAAAAGAAAAACGAGTAAAACTTTTAGATAAACTACTAAAAGAAAAGGAAGATAATAATGAAACTATATAAAGATAAAGAACTCACAGAGGAAGTAGAAGTTTTAGATTTAGGTATAGTTACAGCTGGAGACTCTAAAACATATACATATTATCTTAAAAATGATACTAAACAAGATTTAACTGATTTAAAATTTTCAATTCCTCATAGCGAAGTAGAAATACTACGAAGTCCAGAAAAAATAGAAGCTTGGGGAGTAGCTGAAATAGTTATTAAGTGGTCTCCTTCTATAACATTAAAAAAAGCTTTACTAACTGAATTAAATATAAAAGGATTTGAAATTTATAAACCATAAATTAAATGAGTGATTATCCAAATT